AGTAATAGTTAATGCTGTTGTTAAATTGGTTGTTGTTAAATTAAACGTTTCGCTTTTGAAAAAATTAGCCACCTAAAAACCACTCCTTTTGATCTTCTTCATTTTTTAAATCTTGTTGAAAAGAGAAGTTAAGTTGATTTTTTAAAGTGTCAAGAGCTTCTAAAATTTGTCTTTGATTAGAAACTTCATATTCTTGTTTTGGTTCTGGTATACTAACTACTACTTTTGCCATTATCTTCTTCCGTCTGGTTGAGCATCTACTCTCAAAGTTCCATACCTCCAAGTTTCACCAGTACCATCATTTTCTATTTTAATTGATAGTAATCTTCCTCTTGCTCTAGTGTCTACCTTATCAGTAGACGATGTTATTGTAAATGGGCCAAGAGGTGAGCTAGATGCAGTATTATTTGGATAGTCATTTAATAGTAACGTAATTTTTGAATTACCTGTAAGAACTTTAAAATCAGGTATAAATCTTTTTACAGACATAAAAAACTCTCCATCTCCTCTGTAATCAACCATACCTGTTGTTTGACCTTGTCGGGTTCTAGCTGCTGTAATATCAAAATCTCCGGATTCAATAAAAGCATTAATAGAAGTTGTGCCTGATGAATTAACTTGATCAGTTCCTACCTCATGAGCATAATAAGTTGAAGCTCCATATTTATTTGTAATACCTAAAATATCTTCAAATACAGGTAGTGATGTTTTATTATATTCAGTGGCATATGGCACATCAAATACTCCGGTATCAACATATGAAGTTCTAGCTAATGATGAAGTTGTCCAAACATTTTCCCCATAGTTATATGTAACACATCTATCAATTTGTTCTGATCCTGATTTTGGATAAAACCAATTTACTTCACCATAAAGAGTATTGTGTTCTGCATAAACTATGTCTATTGCATTATAATTTATTCCTAAATTATTTGAAGTTGTTGTAAAAACAAAGTCTTCAACTAAACATGGTAATGATTTAACTGTACCATCAAATACAAAAAATCCACCTTCACCTGACATCCAAAATACTTTACCATCAGAATAACTTAATGCGTGTTGACCAATCAATCCACAGTTAGTACCAACTTGTCTTACACTAAATGTAAATGGTGGACCAACAAATTGAATTACATAAGCAGAGCTATCGGTTAATACTAAAGTATAATCTTTACCAGATACTGCTCCAACAATTCTATTTCCTTTATCTAATCTAAATGTACCTGCAGTATTAACTGCAGTTGGTGTATAATCATTTAAGTCTTCTTGATTTGAAAATCTTATAAACATTGGATCTTGAGTCGTAGGATCTCCAATAGTTGTTTCCGTTCCAAAATGAAATAAGTGTCTATCTCTATCAGATACTTGGGTTAATCTTGATGCAGTTGGGTTAGCTGAAGTTGAAGAACCAGATGTAGATTTAGATGCTCTAATTGTTCTTGCACCTGATGCTCCTGCATTCCAAGTAAAAGTTTCTCCATCTCTAATTGTTGCAACAAGAACTTGTCCATAGTTATCAAGACTCCAGTTTCCTGGATCCAGGACTACAGAACTTGTAGCTCTTTCTGTACCCCAAGTTTCATTTCCCCAAGAAGATGTGCCCCAACCATAACCTACGGTTTGAAAAATAGGACCTACTTGAACATAAGGATTAACAGTTGCAGCACCTGCTGCAGTCATACCTGTTCCTCCTTCAGCTCTTACAGCTTGCACAGTAAATTTATCTACTGTTGCAACTGTTAAAATTTCATAAGCTTTTTCTAATTCTGCTGTTGTAAAATCTGATGCACCTGTAACAGTTACGCCAGATAAAGTTACATATCTTCCAACTTCTAGACCATGAGAGCCTTTATTAACTTGTAAAACATTTGAGCCATTAACAGTTGTTAATGTGCATCCTGTAATAGCTGTATCTAATGGTGTAATGTCAAAAAACTGTTCTCCGTAATATAAAAATAAACCTTGTGAAGTTCCAATAGCTGCATATCTTTCACCAGCTAAAGATGTCCAGGTGTGTTGAGCACGTGCTGCTCCAGGTAAAGTTTCACCTGCAATAGATAATTGATTCCAACCACCTATTTTTTCAGGTAATCCATATCTAAATCTAACAAAATCACCATCTACCCATTGAGATTCAGCTCCTGAATCTGTGACCATCTTGTTAAAACCAGGCTTGAAATTTAATTTTTGTAGCATATAGTGCTTTATATATTAGTTTTACAGAGAATGAAAGTCGCAAAATGATTAGTTTATTTAATAAAAATAACCCATTAGCAGAAGAAAAAAATTCTTTATTTATTACTTATCCAAGAACAGTAAATATTATATTTGGACATTATCCTTACCCTGATCTTATTCATAATTTTATGATGGATGTAAAAAATAATTTAAATCCAAAAATGGAAAATTATACAAACGTAAAAGGTGGAATGACGGATTGGAATTATTTTGTAAATAAATCTAATTTTATTAATTTTATGACTTTTCTTATTAATAAACATCAAACAACTCATGCTGACATATTTGAACATTTTTTAGAAAAAAATACTATTGAAAATGCTTGGGGCAATGAAATAAAAAAAGGAGATAGTTTAGATTATCATATTCACCCTTCTCTTCATGGAATCTTATATTTAACAAAAGGATGTGATTTAATACTTCCTGAATTAAATTTAAAAATAAATCCTGAACCAGGAGATTATTATATATTTCCACCTCACATACTACATGGATTTGATACATCTCAAGAAGAAAAAAACAGATATAGTTTAATATTCAATATTTCTCCACATAAACATTTTGACTATAAAAAAAAATTAAATGAAAGATAAAACAGTTAATATAGATAATTTTATAGGAATTTATGATAATTACATTCTTTCAGAGGAATGTGATAAAGCCATTAAATTATTTGAAGATCAAAATAAATTTAATAATACTATTAATAGAATAGGTTTTGAAAAAGCATCTGTTTTACAAAAACAAGATCAACAATACTTTGCAGCACCAAATAATATGAATGTATGGTGGGAAGAGTTAAAAACAATGATGTTAAATTTTGATTTAGCTTGGAATCATTATGTTAAAAATGTAGGAGCTGATGATGCTTATGGAGTTCCTTTTTATTTTACTTCTTTAAAAATTCAAAAAACCTTACCTACGGAAGGTTATCACGTTTGGCATATTGAACATGGTAAAGGATTTGATAATGAACCTAGAGCTTTTGTTTTTAGTATATACTTAAATGATGTTGAAGAGGGTGGAGAAACAGAATTTTTACATTTTTCAAAAAGAGTAAAACCAAAAAAAGGAAGAATAGTTATTTGGCCCGCTGGATTTCCATATCTACATAGAGGTAATCCTCCTTTATCTGGAGAAAAATATATTTTAACTTCTTGGATGATGTTAAGGTAAAATGGATCATACTGAATATATTGTTGAAATAAAAAAAGTCATAAAACCTGAATTAATAAAAAAAATAATTCCTTTCATAGATAATAGAGCTAATAAAAATTTAACAGTCGAAGAGGGTGTAAACACTAATATAAGAAACGTTAAAGGACACACTTTAAAATCTAATAATAAAACTGATATTTTTTATTTTAATTTAATAAAATTAGAAATTGAAAGACTTTACATGTTTTACAAAGTCAAATTTCCATTTGTAGATAGTAAAAAAATAAATCAAATAGATATACTTAAGTATCCACCTGGAGGAAAATACAATGTTCATACAGATGATTCGTGGAAATGGCCAAGACAAATTAGCGTTATTATTAACCTTAATAATGATTATGAAGGAGGTGATTTAGTTTTCACAGATCAACAGAAAAAAGAAATAAAAAGATTAAAATTAAATAAAGGATCTATCGTATTTTTTCCAAGTAATTTTATGTATCCACATGGTATATCACCAATTAAAAAAGGGACACGCTATAGTATAGTAGCGTGGCTTCATTAAATTACGTTTTTATAATATAAATTAATGTTAAATAAGGTTGTAAAACTGAAGTTGCATCACCAGAAAAGTTTGCACTCATGTTGTGAGAGTGACCTTGTCCAGATCCTGTGCTTGATAAATTACTATTAGCTATTCCTGATTGAGCAGATCCTAAAGCGTTATTACCACCTCCAGGTGTACCACCTCCAGATCCTAATCCATGAGAGTGAGAAGCAAGTTGAGCCGTAGATAATGTTGCATTGGCTGTAGAACCACCAACATTTCCAGTTGCGGTTACAGTGTTTGCGCCTCCAGTTGATCCTAAAGCTTTAGTACCAGATTTTGAAATACAACATTTATCTTGTAAATCTGGTAAACCAAAAGTACTTGAACCATCGCCTGAACCGTAAGTAGTTCCTATTTCTGCAAATAAAGTTGCGTAAGTTGATCTTGAAACATTTGCACCATTACACTCTAAGAAACCTGTTGGAATAGAAGCAGCAGTCCAAGGCACTATAGTTGCAGTAGGAATTAATTCAATGCCTGTAAGATTTGCGGCGTCGAAATCGTATTTAGTTGCTTCGTAATTAGACACAGTTCATTTCTCCCTAAGTTTTTATAATATAAATTATTGTTAAATAAGGTTGTACAACAGACGTTGAATCACCTGTAAAAGTAGCACTCATGTTGTGAGAGTGACCTTGTCCAGAACCAGTGCTATTGCTAGAAGGAGATCTTTGTTGTTGACTAAATCTTTGCCAATATTGAGTAGACATGGAATCTGCCAGACCAAGTTGAAATCCACCATGAGAGTGAGAAGCAAGTTGCGCTGTTGATAAAGTTGCATTAGCTGTTGATCCACCAACATTTCCAGAGTTTGCAGTTGCGTTTGCACCTCCAGTTGATGCTAAAGCTTTAGTACCAGATTTTCCAAGTGCTACGTTGTCTTGTAAATTTGGTAAACCAAAAGTACTTGATCCATCTCCCGCACCGTAAGTAGTTCCTATTTCTGCAAATAAAGTTGCGTAAGTTGATCTTGAAACATTCGCACCATTACATTCTAAGTAACCTGTTGGCACTGAAGAAGAAGACCACGGTATAATAGTTGCCGTTGGAATTCCTACAAGTCCGGTGATATTACCACCGTCGTAATCATATCTTGTAGCTTCATAATTTGCCATTTATTCTCCTATGAGGAATAAGACGTAGGTCTTGCACCTAATCTAGTAATTTTTTCAGATTCAGTTTCACTCTCAGCATTATCTTCATCCCAATTAGATTGTAATTCAGATAAATGAGCTGCGTCCCATTTATCAATAAATTGAGTTTTAAAATCTCCTAAGTTAGCTGCCGTCCATGAAGTATGAGCTGTATTATCTCTATATTCTACACTATCACTATAATCTTCATTACCTGAAACATATTGAATTGCCCAAATATTTGACCATTTAGAATCGTTCCAAAAAGAATCATTGTTGATTTTGTGCCCTACACCTTCATTAGCACCTTCTGAGTAATTTTTAATAATTATTTTATCATCAAATACTACTGTCCAATTTGCGTTAGTTGCCATTTTTTCTCCTTTAAGTTTTTATAATATAAATTATTGTTAAATAAGGTTGTATAACAGATGTTGCATCTCCTGTAAAGGTCGCAGACATATTATGTGAATGACCTTGTCCAGATCCTGTACTTTGTGTGTTAACATTAATTTGCTGTGTTTGAGCTCCTTTAACGTTATTATTTCCAGTAAAACGCGCACCTGTAACTCCATGACTATGAGAAGCAAGTTGCGCTGTTGATAAAGTTGCATTGGCTGTAGAGCCTGCTACGTTTCCAGTTGAGGCTACAGTGTTTGCTCCACCAGTTGACGCTAAAGATTTAGTACCAGATTTTCCAACAGGTATATTATCTTGTAAATTTGGTAGACCAAAAGTGCTTGAACCATCACCTGCGCCGTAAGTTGTACCTATTACTGCAAATAAATCAGAATAAGTTGATCTTGAAACATTTGCACCATTACATTCTAAAAATCCAGACGGTACTGACGAAGAAGACCATGGCATAATAGTTGCCGTTGCAATTCCTTGAACACCTGAAAGGCTAGCTCCATCAAAATCGTATTTTGTGGCCTCGTAATTAGACATTTATTATTTCTCCCTATATGTCCAGCCAGTAGTAGCGTCTCCCGAATAAACTAAACTAAAGCCAGCACCTTGTGTATTAACAACTAAATCCGCAGCTGCATTAGCTATATTTGAACTATTTCTACCAACAGTCAATGCGTTAGTATTAAAATCATATCCTTGATCTATAAATGAAACTTCATCACCTGCACTTGGAGAAGCTGGTAATGTTACTGTAACTGCTCCACTATTTGTATTTACTAAAAGTTGAGCTCCAGCTTGAACTGTTTCTGCTGCTGAAACTGCTCTCCATTTTCTAAGTTCACCTGCTTTTACAACATTAGTTCCATCAGAAT